CAAATGTTGCACTTTCCACCAGCGATGTTGTGACTTTTAAGTTAGCACAAGTATACGATTGGGCTGATCAGTACACATTGACAAATGCAGATTTCACAATAAATCTAACTGTCGGTTCAACGATTCAGAATGACATTACCGCTTACACCTTCCAGTATGGGGAAACCGTTGATTTCGGAATCTTCTTTAATACGGAAGTTAAGCAGAGCGAGATGCTGATGTCGTTTGTCAAGATGTTCAACTTATACATTGAGCCAAGCCAAGACCAACCAAAGGTTCTACGCATTGTTCCCCGTGATGATTTCTACAATGGGGTGAATGTGGATTGGACAAAGAAGTTGGACTACTCCCAACCCGTTGAGATTATTCCAATGGGTGAGTTAGATGCGAATCCTTATGTCTTTACTTACAAACAAGGAAAGGATGATGCAAATGTAAGCTACCAGGAGAACTATCAAACCACCTACGGACAAAGAACCTATCAGGTAGACAACGATTTTGTCAAAAGTGAAAAGAAAATTGAGATTGTTTTTGTACCTACGCAAATCAGGAACTACGACATTGGACAAAAGAACCTTGTGTTGTCAGCGGTTGAGGGCAAAGATGATGGAGATTTGAGGGTATTGTACTACGGTGGTTTGACAAATGGTGTAAGTGTGCGATTCCTTCCATCATTTGCTCGTACTTTTTCCTTGAGTGCACAGAGAGTGAAGACAGCAATTCCCTTGACAATTCATTATGATTCACTTTCAAACCCTACAATTGATCTTTTGTTTGGAATGCCCAGAGAAGTGGGTATCGGTGCAGGATACAATTACACCAATTCAAACCTTGTCACTAACTACTACTACCGATTCATCACCGAGATCACCAATAAGAACTCCAAGATTGTACGAGCTTATTTCAGAATTACGCCATCGGATTGGTTCAACTTGCGATTCAGCAATTTGTATTTCTTTGAAGGACAGTACTGGAGATTGAACAAGGTCAACGATTACAATCCGGTTGAAGAAGGTGTTTATGAGTGTGAATTCCTTTTGGCTCAATTCATTCCACCAGCGGCAATCACGATAAAAAAAATGGGTGCTGGAACTGCTCAAGGGGCTCACACCGATGTCTATGGTGATGTGTATCCCGGTGGTCAATTTCCAATCAAACCTGGTATTAAAGGGGTCAGCGTTGGAACAAGCGAAGGAAGTGGTGTTTTTGTTGGTGAAAACTTCAGCGGAAACGGCATTAACAATAGTGGATTTGGATCAACAAACATTCATTATCCTAATGGGGTTGATGGGTCGGTTGTTCTTGTTTCAAATGATTTTGAACCTACCAAATCGGATACACTCTATGTCGGCAACTTTGAGATGTATCCAAACTATTTGAGTGGTGGTGCAGTTACAACCGTATCAGCGAACTACTCAGCAACAAAAGACGATTGGTTGATTTTAGCAACTACAACTGCTGGAAATTTTACAATCACTCTGCCTGATCCAAGTGGATTGAGTGGTAAAACTTGGATTATCAAAAAGCCATTGGCAGGTCATCAAGTGACCATTGACACGGCAACTGCTGCTCAAATAGACGGCAGCGACACGCACACACAAACATCAAGACATTCATACGATGTCATCACTACTGATGGCGTTCAATTTTACATAATAGCAGAAGGACACTAATGGCACTAAACGCAACGATTGACTTAACCGTCAAAAAACCTGACTTCAAAGGATTGAAGGCAGAGATTCAAGAATTAACAAAAGCCGCAGAACTGGCAGTTTATACATTTGGTCAATTTTCTCCTGAAGCAACAGCAGCGACAAAAGCGTTGGCAGAGTCAAAGTCAACAATGCAAGATTTCAATGACCAAGTTACGGCAATCAATCCAAATAGATTTGCCAAAATTGGAACGGTGATATCAGGTGTTGCAAGTGGATTTGCAACGGCACAAGGTGCAATGGCTTTGTTTGATAGTGAGTCAAAAGATTTAGAAAAGACAATGGTCAAACTTCAAGGTGCAATGGCATTGTCACAAGGAATTGAAGGACTTGGCAAAATACGATTACAGTTTACCACTCTTTATGCTGATATGATAACTGGAGCAAAGAAAGCATTTGCAGCAATTAAAGCCGGTATCGGTTCAACAGGTATCGGATTAATCTTGGTTGCTCTTGGTGCTATCGTTGCTTATTGGGATGATATCAAAGAGGCGGTGACTGGTGTTGATGGTGAGCAAAAGAAACTATTGTCAGATTCCAAAGCACAACAGAAAGTTGAACAAGATAAATTAGACATACTCAACGGACAAGATAGCATCTTGAAGTTGCAAGGATTAACCGAAGAAGAAATACTCAAATTAAAAATCCAGCAAACGAGTGCGGTCATCACGCAACTTGAGGCACAATTGACTGCTCAAGAAACGATGAAACAAGCTCAGATGGATGCTGCTCAAAGAAACCAAGATATTCTAAAAGGAGTAATTGAGTTCTTGACATTTCCTCTTACAATGTTGCTCAAGACAATTGACAATGTTGGAAAAGCATTGGGACAAGATTTTGGATTGCAAGATGCATTTAGTGGCACTTTGGCAAAAATGGTGTTTGATCCAAAGTCAGTTGAAAAGGAAGCCAATGTTGCAATTGCAGAAACCAAGAAGCAACTGAACACCCTAAAGAACACAAACGCTGGGTATCAACTTTCAATCAATGCCATTCATACAAAAGCAGCGGAGGACAAGAAGAAGATTGATGATGATGCTGCAGAAAAAGAAAAGGAGCGGCTAAAGAAATTTAATGATGATATTGCAAATGCAGAAGCATCGGCAAGAGATGCGGAAAGACAAAAAGAACTTGCATATCTTACTGATGAAGGTGATAGAATTCAGCAAGAATATAGCAACAAATTAGCCGCACTTGAAGAAGCCAAAGCAGCGGAACTGAAAACGATCGGTGACAATGCGAAAGCCAAAGCAGCCATTGAGCAAAAGTATAATGACTTGCAAATCGTGGCAACTGCGGAAGTGGATGCAGCCGAACTGGCACTTCAAAAAAAGAATGTAGATGCGGCTCTAAAAATAGATGAAGAGGCAAAAGCAAAGCAAAAGGTAATTGATGACAAAGCTTTAGAAGACAAAGCGTTGCACGAGCAGCAGATACACGATTTGGTTGTTGATTCTTTAATGTCTACAATTGGAACGCTTACCGCTTTAAACACGCAACACGATGTCTTGTCAGAAGCAGCAGCCAAGAAATCATTTGAAAGACAAAAAGCGTTAGGCATTGCAGAAGCATTGATATCAACTTATTTTACTGCACAAAAAGCATACGAAAGCCAATTCAAACCAGCCGATATCAGTTCGCCAGTAAGAGGTACGATTGCTGCTGCGATTGCAATTGCTCAAGGGTTAGCAAAAGTGGCTATCATCAGGAATAAGAACTATACATCAAAGTCAGCTGGTGCAGCACCATCAGGTGGAGGACAAATGAGCGGAGGTGGAATGCCACAAATGTCAGCACCAAATATCAGCTCATCACTACCATCAGTAAGCGGATTTGATACCAAAGTATTTGTGACTGAAGGTGACATCAGAAGAACGACTGATCGTGTGGATACGACAAGAAAAGTATCCGTTGTAAAATAACGCTATTTAAGAAAGATGAAACTACCAGTTTACAAATTAGACATCAACGAGTTTGACGAGGAAACGGGCATTGAGTTCGTTTCTTTGGTAGAAACTCCAGCCATACAAAAGGACTTTCTTGCATTTGCAGAAATCACCCAAAGGTTTGAAATCAAAGACGAAGAGAAACGCATCGTTACAGGTGCAGCAATGATTGCTGATCTACCCATCTACCGAAGGGACGATGTTCGTGGTGAATACTATGTGGTATTTGACAAGGAGAGCATCTTCAAGATTGCAAAGAAGTGGGCAAGGTCAAACAAGTACGATGCAGTAAACACTCACCACAAAACACCAATCGCTGATGGCGTGAGCTTATTTGAATCATACATCATTGATCGTGAACGGGGCGTGATGCCACCGATAGGATTTGAAGAGGTTGCCGATGGTTCTTGGTTTGTTTCATACCTAATCGACAACGATGAAGTGTGGGCAAAAGTCAAGTCAGGCGAGTTCAAAGGATTCTCAGTTGAGGGTGTTTTTGACTTTCCAGTTGATGCTGATGAGCAACTAATTGAGGAGATGAAATCCTTGCTTTCCAAATGGAATGGCAAATAAAATTGCAACACTTAAAACAAAAACCTAATTATATAACAAATGAACGCAAAAGAAACACTCAAGGAAATCCGCACAATGCTTGGATTCTCTGACGAACCCGTTGCCGTTGAATTAGCGACTGCTACTTTGACCGATGGCACTGTAATTACTTACGAAGGCGAATTGGCGGTAGGAACTGCCATCTTCGTTCAAACTGCTGAGGGTGATATCCCAGCACCTGATGCAACACACGAAGTTGAAGGTGGATTGTTGGTGACAACCGTTGGTGGTTTAGTTACTGAAATCGTTGAACCTGTGGAAGAAGTTGCACTTGAAGAAGTAGCAGTTGAAGTTCCAGCAGAAGTAAGCCAAATTGTAACGGGTGAAGTATTAGAAGCAATTGCGGAAGCTCTTGCACCTGTATTGGAAGAAGTGCAAATTATCAAGGAAGAAATGAAAAAAATGAGAAAGACATTTAGTATGACTGTTGACCTTGTTGAGAAAGTTGCTGACTTGCCTTCAGAAGAACCCACAAAAACTCCCGTTTCAAACAAAAAGAATGATCAGTTTGAAGCATTGAAAAGATTAAAAAACTCACTAAATAAATAAACTAAAACTATGGCATTTTCAGTCGGATCTCTCGTTAATTACAACAACGAACAATCAACAGACTTGTTGGTTAAAGCATTGTTCAGCGGCAAAACTGCTGCTGCGATGTACGCTGCTAACCAAGTGCAAGTAGGTGTAAAATCATCTGCTGCCTTGAACATCATCGCATCTACAGTTTTCCTACAGGCGGACGGCTGTGGGTACTCACCAAGTGGTACAACTACCTTCAGTCAGCGTAACATCACCGTTGGTGCTGTGAAAGTTGAAGAAACTTTGTGTCCTAAAACTTTGGAAGCAAAGTGGATGCAAACACAAATTATGCCTGGTTCACCAACAATGATTCCTTTCGAAGAGCAGATTGGTAACGAGAAGGTAGCCGTGATTGCTCAGACTTTAGAAACTGCTCTTTGGCAAGGTGATACCGCTTCAGGTAATCCTAACTTAAGCCGTTTTGATGGTTTCAGCAAAATCATCGCTGCTGCATCTCCAACATTGGCGAATGCTGCCCCAACAACTTTCACAACTGTAACTTCTGCAAACATCGATGACATCTTAGATCAAATCTATGCAAACATCCCTGCTGCCGTTGCAACCAAAACTGACTTAGTTTGTTTCTTGGGTGTTGACGCTTACAAGTTGATGTTGGTTAATTTGAAGAACGCCAATTTGTTTCACTATGTGGCTGATGCTGCAACTGAAATGGAAATGGTTTATCCTGGAACTAATATGAAGTTGATCGCCGTTGGTGGTTTGAACGGAACAAACAAATTGTTTGCCGGTTCATTGTCTAACTTCTTCTTAGGAACTGACCTTGCAAACGAAGAGGAAATCGCAAAACTTTGGTACTCTGAAGATTCTGACGAAGTTCGTTTCCGTTTGACTTTCAAGTATGGTGTGCAAGTTGCATTCCCATCTGAAGTTGTTTATTTCACCCTTTAATCTAAGGTAGGATGGCTTGTTTATTAACATCAGGATTTACCCTTGATTGCAAAGAAGCAATCGGGGGTATCAAAAGCATCCACCTAATCAGTTGGACGGCATCAAAGTTTACCGTTGTTAGTGGTGTTGTAACCGCAACAACTGTGGTGAGCGGCGATGTATACACTTACGAGCTACCGAAAGCAACCGGCTCAATGACAAACACCACAAATGTTTCGATTGAAAACGGCACATCTTTCAACCAAGCTGACATTGCGTTCAAACTTCGCAGATTGTCAACA